CTTCCAATTTATCATATAGAGGTAGAGTGAAAGGGTTAAACTTTTCAGACATATCTCCAGGAAGACTCCCTAACCCTTTATCTGCGCTTTCTACAATGCTTCTGATGTAAAGAAGGTCTTTCTCGTTATCTTCAGCCATTAAACGTAAACAACCATATAAAGACATGTATGTTTTACTAGAACCCGCTGGCCCAGACACAAACATGATTTTTACTTCAGGATCTAGCAGAGTCGCTAGAAATTTGCGTTGATTCGGGGTGAACTTAAATTTCCTCTCTTTGAATTTAATAGAGAAGAATGTATGAGGCTCTAGACGAAAATTAGACAATTTTTTAAGTGCCATATGTAATATACATTACACTGAAATTATAATTTAACCTGTTTAATTGTCGCGCTAGTCGTTAAAGTCTCTCCTCCTTGATTAGAGTAAGATTCTGTTAATAACCTAGAACCGACAGTGAAATTAATTAAATCTTGTACAAATGGAGTAGTAGTACCTATTCCATGAACATTCACACTTAGACTACTTGATAGCGACTCTCCACTGAAATTTATTAAATTTTTTAAACCTGTAGATGATATGGTTATTTCTTCCTCTACTCCATCAAGAAGCATAGATGAAGCGTTTATTGACCCAATCCCGTAAACTGGTGTTCGGGCGTAACTTCTTTGAAAGCTTATTTGAGATTTAACATCACTTAGAATGTTTGCGTTGTCATTTACAGAACATGTATGACCATATGCGATTAGATTACTATCTAATGGTATTTCTCCCCCATTATAAGGATTTGGATCTCCGCTCACAGGTTGACCAACCGCAGGTTCCAAAGAAACAAAATTAGCCTTTAATGTAACAGGAGCGAATGGACTAACGTCTATAGAAACATCTTTAGCGTAACATTTATGATAAACACCACTCCCCACTTGGATTGATACAAAATTATCTTGATTCGCATCTTTTAAAAAGTCTAAACCAGATACCATACCTGATTGGAAAACGCAGTTAACTGATATATCAGCAGTAAGCGCTCCATTAAAACCAAACTGGTCATTAGAGGCTATTGTTTTTCCTTGTTTACGGTTGGGGCTATGATTTGTATTGTAATTTACACTGGCTTGAGTGGCAGGAACATAACCATTTACTTCATTCGGAACGGCTGTAGATCCGACACTCCCAATATAAACAGGAAACTCACTATATGGTAAACTCATTTGTTTAATTTACACCATTTTACTGATTACCAACTACCATAAGGCCAAAATTTGCCGTAGCATATGATATCCAGATCACACCCCAACCATATTCCTTCTTCATGAAATACGCAACAGCCACAACCCCATACATCAATCCCGCCAACAAAGGCACATACTTTGTTATATCGTCAAGAGTCACTCTTAATTATAGGGTCTGATTATTTTTTTTAAACAATAAATAGAACTCATGCCCCCGTTTACCACGCCCAGACAAATGGGTGGGGGTTTCACCGTTGATAAATTGATAATGGACTCCCCCGCTCATTTTGCCACGCAAACGCTTAAAAATATTTTCAGAAATGGGGTGGGGTCTTGTGGGGTGTCAAGTCTTTTTTTAAATAAAAAAAAATAAAAAAAATACAATAAACTAGTTGCGTTTAGTTTTAATCTGTGCTATACTTACTACATGAAAAACAAAGAATTAATAAATCGTTTAGGTAATGGAGTTGAGTTCACCGCACAAGGTGAGTGGTTTGTAGTCGCAGACACCGACTTTGAAAATGGTGTCGTGTGGGGCGTTGATCAAGACGGCGGCGAGCGCGAGGTCTCTATAGATTCTATAGATGACATAAGCGAAAGTTTAGCCGACATGGTAAGCCGTGATTGGTCGCCTATGCTCAACAAATTGAGCATATAAAAAAAAGATCAAAAAAGATCAAAAAAGATCTTGATTAACTTTTAACCCTGTGCTATATTCAGATATGGAAAATAAAACAGATAAATACATCATCTACGGTCAGTATGACCGAGATCATGAGTTTGACGGCACACTCGAAGAGTGCCGCGAGTGGATTCGCGTAGTCGATCCTAAGTGCAAGTGGTACTTCATAGCTCACGAGAGTGAGTAAAAAAGATCAAAAAAGATCTTGACTAACTTTTAACCCTGTGCTATAGTATAAACATGACAGCAAAACAAGAATTACAATCAATCGAAGGCGAGGAAATCATTTTCAACATCTTTGACAATCAAGTCGAGCAAGGCATCCTTTCCTTTGATGCAAATGAAAATGCGATAGTGACCTTTGACGATGGCGAGACAATGCAAATAAAAGTCGAGCAGTTCGTTGACACATACGAAAATTGGAGCAAAGAAAACTTCAGCTAAAAAAATATAATAAAATAGTTGCAATCAATTCTAATCTAGATTATACTTAAGCCATGACAAAGACCAATCAAATCAGAATCACACGTTACTCTCACGCAAATCAGTATGACAATTCTCATTGTGGAATTGTTATAAACAAGGACAGATCAAAAGCATATGTCACGGTTCACGTTGCAGAAATGGCTTTTAAGTGCGTAGATGTCTCAAGAGAGGACGCGCTAAAGATCCTCAAGACAATGAAATCGGAGGCATAAAAAGATCAAAAAAGATCTTGATTAAAATCTAAAATTCAACTATACTACCCACATGACAGCAACCGAAGAAGCACTAGCAGCAATGGCCAAAGCAGAAGAAGCGTGGAACGAAATGGTTAACAGAACCGTCGATGTCTCGGGCCAGTTCGTAAAAGAATGCCAAGAGTTCCAGAAAGAGCAGCGGGAATGGCTGCGCGAAAAAAAAGATTCTAAAAACGCAAAATAATCCTTGCACTAATCCAAAATTCAACTATACTACTCACATGACAGCAAGCAAAGAATACTACCGCAGCGTAACTTGGGACGATGGCCGCACAGTCAAATTCAACGATGACTTCGAAGTCGAAGGCTTCACCAAGGTCACCGATATATGGCCTTCTGAAAGTTCTATAGCTAGGAACCTTGAGCAACGCAAAGCTTTAGGCGGCGGCAAGTCTTTCGGATACCGCTACAAGTCTATGCAAAGACAAGACTGGTATGTAGACTTCGACGCAAAAGCTTTCTGGGCTTCTGATAACGTCTAAAAAAAAACTTTACTAACTTCTAAAACTACACTATACTACCCACATGAAAAAATTATTCTCTACTATCAATCACTTCATCGACCGCTTTCTCTTTAGCCTGATGATATGCGTTAGCTTTAACCTTGCGCTCATATGCATAGCCGTCTTAATCGGTAGCGGTCCCGCACTTTTCAAAAGCGTTCTTCACGGTTGGGATGGCCTCGACTTTCTCGCTGTCATGTTTATACCGAGCACTTTCGGCGCGGTTGTGTTATTGTTAGGGGATGCAGTCTTGAAAATAGTTCACAAATAATCTTGACAGGGTAACCTGTCGCTGTCATGGAGCCTCGTCACCCAAGGGTGGCGGGGCTTTTACTTTCTAAAAAAAAGTTAAAAAAAAACTTGACAAAGCTGCTTGTTGATAGTATGTAAAAAGCCTCGTAACTCACTGATAGTCAACGACTTACAAGGGCGCGGCCCCCGCCGCCCCGTAAGTGACTGATACTCAACGACTTACGAGCCTTTATACGCACAGTCGATCTGGGGGGCTGTCAAGTAAAAAAACACACTATTTACTATTTATCTATTTAACGTGTGACCTGCGACCTGCAACGTGTCAAGTGAAATTTAAATAATAAAAAATAATAAAAAAGAATAAAAATGGTTGCATTAAACAAAAAATAGGTTATACTTACCCCATCATGACAGAGACAAAATCAGATCTTCAACAACTCCTCCAAGAACAGACTGCGGTCGCACTTATGAGAGACGACATCTCGTTTCTTATCGGTTGGACTAAAGCCGACAATCCAGAAATCGCTCAAAGACTTGAGGACATCTTGGCTAATCACACAAAAAACAGAAATAAGTAAAATGATAAATCGAATCGATCAAATCCTAGCAAACCTAAACTGTGCCGCTGTAGATGGCGGCTTCTGCCTCTTTGTAAAGGATGGGGAAATTGTAGCCAAGGATCTTCTCTCCGAGGAGCCTCTTGAGTTTAATATCAGATTCGTTGGAACTGACATCTCTGACATCGAAGCAAAACCACTCACCAAAAAGTAACATGGGACTAGACCAATACGCAAAAAAAGTAAAGAGGAGATACAATCACGAAACCCTCACGGAGACAATCGTCAAAACTGAAATAGGTTACTGGCGCAAGCATCACGCACTAGAGTCTTATATGGCTGAACTATACAGCACTAAGACATATGATACAGGAGAGTTTAACCTTAAAACTCTTAATCTTGACTCTGATGACTTGGATACCTTGGAAATGGTAATTAAAAAAAGTTTGTTACCTAAAACAGTATGGGGAGGGGTCAAGGATTGCACTGAAGATAATGACGAATATAAAGAAACTGATCTTGAGTTTATAACTAAAGCAAGAAAATGTCTCGCCAAAGGTTTCGAGGTGCAATATACATCTTGGTGGTAAAGACTTAAAAAAAAAGTAATAAAACGCTTGCGCCCTCATAGGATCGGGGTATACTAATAGCATGACAGTTCAAAATCCAATAGGCGACTTACAACCAATGAATGAAACCGATCTCCGCGAAATGCTCGACGACGGGCCTCGCGCTGGCAACTGGAATCCCACACCCGACGAGGTGCAGGAGGCGCTAGCGCAGATCCACGCCGACATGGGTGACCGCGACCCTAACTGGTCATCGGAGGTTGAGGATCAAGACGAGATCCCGATGTAAGCTGTAACTCCCTAAGTCTCAACGACTTAGGGGGGCGCGGCCCCCGCCCACTCGTAACTCGTTGATACTCAACAGGTTATGAAGCAAAAATAAAAATGCATTTAAATGCAAAAAAAAGGTTGCAATCTCTATTTGTTGTGATATACTACGTCCATGAAGTTGAAATTCCCCAAACTCTGGAGCAAAAAAAACAACAAATTACCACTTGACCTAACCCCACTTATCGGTTATACTACTCTCATGAATAAAACAACACACATCCTCAACACAGGTCCACACAACGACCTTCCTTCCAACCCTATCGAACTCGCCTCTGCTTTGACTGGCAAAACTTTGGTATACAATGCTATCAAGTCCACCGTTAAAAGTAATAACACTAGAGTGTTTAAAGTTCAAAAGGTTGATGACGTATATACTTCAAACTCTACTGGTGAGAAGTGCGTGACTGTTTGGGCTAACGACATCGATAGAGATGGAGAACTTGTCCCTCGCACTTTGCACGTTCACGGTATCAAATCAATTTCCTAATGGGGGAAGTGTGTGGTGGGGGGTGGTCTGCTGAAAGTAAAAGTATGTAGGCGGCTGCCCCCCATTTCCCTAAAAAAACTTTACAAACAATAAACAATAAACTATACTAACCCATGTCAAAATCACCTGAATCAATTCGTATCGAAGTCCAAAATAAAGATCAAGCTATCTTGCTTCAACACGCCTTACGTATCGTTCATCAAGACCTCGCCTCATATATGGGAGAGGTGCAAGATGACAAGTTCGAAAATTTTGTGGATAATGTGAAATGGACGCGTAAGCATCTAACTTCATTAGACAAAAAGTTTTCTTTGACTGCTAGCGAGTCTTAGAAAATCGGTGGTAACAGTGACCAACTCTTAATTGACTGGCACTCGTCAACAAGCCGACCCTCTCCTGTTTTTTCAGCGCAGTCTAATTAGTGGGAGGGGGAACCAATTTTCTTTTGGACATATCTACCTCGTCCCCTTCTGTCATGGGGGGCGGGGTTTTCCTTTGTAACTCACTGATACTTAGGGGGTTACGAGGCAGCGGCCCCCCGCGCCGTGTAACTCGTTGATACTCAATGACTTACGAGGCAAAAATAAGCACACTTTTCTAGGTCTGTCAAGCATTTATTCTAACTATTTTGTCAAGAACTATTTTACCCAAAAAAGATTCAAATTAAATGCAGAAAGTTATTGCAATCCGTCTCATTCTCGCTATACTTCTTGCATGAGCTTAATCCTAGCTAAAAACAAAGTAAGTCGCGAGCAACTCGCGGCTGTCGATTCAGACACAGGTCTGTTTCTCGAAGGATTCGGTGAAAACGGAGTAGCTAAAAGGACTCCTGATTCCACCGATACCCACACACCAATCGCTCACTCGCTTCTCGTTGATGAAGCGCACAAGGCATTGGATCGGTTCGGCTTCGCAGTCGAAGAAGAAGAACACGCTCTCGCGTGTGCAGGTGACCAATACTTTGGCGGCTTTGCCATCAAAGGTCAAGATATCGAAGCTGCTGACCGCCGTTTGGTTGTCGGTCTTCGCAACTCGCATAACAAGCGTTTTTCCGCTTCGGTTTGCATCGGCAACCAAATGATGGTTTGTGAAAACCTTTGTTTCTCTTCTGATGTAAAGCTTGCTCGCAAGCATACAAAATACATCGTCGGGGATCTTTCGCGCCTCCTTTCGGATGCAATCTCTAGTGTCGTCGAGCATTGGTCCGACATGGGCGACCGCATCAAAGCCTACAAGGCTACAGAGGTCGCTTCTAATCGCGTTGCCGACTTGGTTGTAGACTTGGTTGATGCCAAGGCCGTTGCTAAAGGTCGCATCTACGATGTTGTCGAAGAGTTTCGCAACCCTCGTCACGACGAGTTCAAAGGCGGCTCTCTCTGGACTCTCTACAATGGGATCACAGAGAATCTCAAGGGCAACGATATGACTTTGTTGTCAAATCGGACTCGCAAGATTCAAGGAATCTTTGACAGGGTAGCGGGTCACACCTCGCTCGCGCAAATCGAAGCGGCTAAAAAAGCCGCCGAGGAAGCCGCGAAAGAGGCCGAGATGGTCGCGCTTCCCGCGTAGGTAAACCCATCACAGCCCGTCCCCGAGAGGGGGCGGGTTTTTTTGTGCTTTCTTAAAACTTTTTTCTTGACACGCATTAAAGTAATAACCTTCGTAACTCGTTGGTTATCAATGAGTTAGGCGGCGCGGGGGGCCGCGCCCTCGTAACCCCTTGACTATCAACGTGTTACAACTGAAAATAAATGCAATTAAATTTGACAACGGTTTGCCCCCGTGCTATATTTAAGCCATGACACCACCGAGACTAACCACAGAATCTTTTTCTATTTGCTATTATGATGGCAATACTGGAGAAGTAATAGAGCTTAAAACTTATCTTAATAACACTGGCCGAGTAATAGATACTTTGGAAATGGCTGTTGACAGCAAGCCCGAGTATGATGGACTTGTGCTATGGGATATAAACACTGTGAAAGAAGCAGATGACGACAGGAAACACATTGCAAAAAAAGTTTACCACAAGTAAATTAATTTAATTAATTTTAATTAAAAAAAATTGACAAACCGAGCGAGTCTTGTATACTAATGCTCATGTCAAACCTACTTAATTCAGGAAACTATAAAACGAGTAAGGGCGAAAAGTATGGTTGGAAAACCTATGGCTTGCACCTTGCACCCTTTAACTTATCAGGAAAAAATGTTTGCTCTTCTGCTTCTGTTGGTTGTTCTACTGCTTGCCTCAATACTGCTGGTCGTGGATCAATGCATTCAGTTCAAGATGCCCGAGTTAAAAAAACACAGAGGTTTTTCGAGGATCGGGTTGAATTCTTATCGCAGCTATTCAAGGAAATCAAAAGCTCGGTCAAGAGCGCGGCGAAGAAACAAATAAACTCTTGTTTCAGGCTTAATCTCACAAGCGACTTGCCTTGGGAGAATATGGTGGTCAAACACTTTCCAGATTCTCAATTCTACGACTACACAAAACACTTAAAAAGATTCGTTGCATACTTAGAGGGAAAGCTCCCTGACAATTACCATCTTACTTACTCCAGGGATGAAACAACGCCCGATACATTAGTTCAAAGCTTGTGTGCAAGTGGTGGAAACGTCGCTGTCGTTTTCCGAGGAAGTCTCCCAAAGACATGGCTTGGAATCGAAGTGATCGATGGCGACGATTCAGACTTGCGCTTTAAAGATGGCAACGGTAAAATTGTTGGGTTGCTAGAGAAAGGTCTTGCTAAGAAAGATGAAACTGGATTCGTAGTAGAGCCATGTTAATAGATCCTCACTGGTTTATAATAATGATGACTTTACTTTTAACCCTTTGCTGCTATAGAAAACGAGAGTAATAAGATATGACAATAGAAGTAACACAAAAAGAAGTTTATGGAAACACCCTCACCTATGTGGCAGATGAATCCATAAGGAACTCCATAAAGAAACTAACGGGAAGAAAAACCTTGACAGACTATGACATCGAAGCTCTTAAAGAGCTAGGCTTTGTCTTAGTGCTTAAGCAAATGACCGTTGCTATCTAAAACCCCCGTAACTCCTTGAGTATCAAGGGGTTAGAGGGCGCGGGGGGGCGCTCCCGCCTAACTCGTTGAGTATCAGTGACTTACAAGGCGAATCTTTATGAATGCACACAAAAAAACCCGCATTGCTGCGGGTTTGGTTATTTATTTGATCTTATTTGATCTGGTATTATAGTTATTTAGTCAAGATCTCACGACCTGCAACTTACCATATGTTTCTTTCTTTCTACCTCTCATCCACATACAATCCCAACGCTGTCTTCGAGGTTTGCGGTGGTAGTATCGATAGACCTCACCTGTTTCTTTATTAATGAGTTTATATTTACCCTTGATTGTTTTTACATTGCCCCCGTTATCTTCTGATTTATAACACCTCTCTGGTCTGGCCCCGACCTTCCGACACATACGTTTCCATACAAAGTCATGCCCATGTCCTGGGCCTGTAAGTGCGTGGGCGATTTCATGGAGAACAACATCTTTTGTTTCTTCGAGAGTATTAATACTTGCGAGTTTCTTCGTAATACCAATCTCCTTACTTCCGTATCGGCACTGCCCGTATCTTCGAACAGCTCTAGTATCCCATACAAACTTCCAATCAGATATGCCCCACTTGTCCATCTCTTCTAATGCGAACAGTTTTACTTGGTGTAATTTAATTAAGTCCATTTTCTTAAGGTCTGTATAAACAATAATATTAATAGTAATAAGACTTCAATCACTGGTTGTGGATATGTTCGATGTGCTTCTCAACATACTGCTCGAAGTCTCCTATATTGTTTAGGTGCTTGCGCCTCTCATCATATGCCATAGAGAAAGCATCAACATCCACAGCTTCCAGATCTTGGATATAATAATCTCTGCCGTGGAATTCACAAGAACTAATAGCTTCCCTTAATTCATTAATAGCAGATAGGATTCGAACATTTCCCTCCAATAACGATTCTTTTGAAGTGCCATTAAGGTGAACTGTCGGTAGTGGATACTCTTTTGTTTCAGTCATGTGCATATACTACTACCACCTACGGTGGTAGTCAAGAAATAAAAAGAAAAAAAATTAAATTTAATTCAAAACCCAAAACAGATCAAATTCGTTCGCGATTGGATATCACGGCATCAACATCATTATTAAGCGTTATATGCCGCGACCTGCATTATTTAGTTATTTACGTTTGATCCTACGACCTGGGCCTTCTTGTTTATTTAGATTATTTGAATTGAACTGGGCAATCTAGGTGCGGTGGGATTCGAACCCACACTTTACGGATTTTAAGTCCGTTGCCTCTGCCAGTTGGGCTACGCACCCTAGCCATCAGACCAGTAATCGTCTATGTCTTCGTCTCTATGTGATGTTTTCTCTCCCCTACTAAAAGCAAGTAAAACAAAAGAAAAAAAGAGAATAATTGTCCCCCAAGGGGTTCCGTCTTCCATAAACTATTTAAAAATAATAAAAATGTTATTTAATTAATTAAAAAGGGTAGGTTGAAAGCTATCCTGCTAATAAAGATTAATCCTTATGTTTACAGTATATTCTTTTATATTCTCCCCTATATGTATCTTATGCTGTGAGTGATTGTAAATGCGTGAAAGAAGAGGTGTTTTTATAATTACAAACGGCGATTGAATAAATCTATATTCTTAGCGTTGGAATACTTGTTATTATATTCTACTAGTTCTTTTACTCTGTATATCTCCCCTAGAGTCTCTTTAGTCCTACCAGAATTGTCTACCTGACGTAGTGCTATGAGATCTGCTTCAGCAGATGATAGGACGTTGAAAAGCTCTCTGATAAGCTCATCGGGGGATTGATACTCACTCATTGTCGATCTGAATTAATCATTAATAAGAATAATAATCTTACCCCGATTCTTTTTGAGTGTTACTGTATCTCCTGCCTCTGCTTGATGTTTTAGCTTGGTAATAGAGATTCTCTTATCTCCTCTGGTCTTAGCCTTATAGAAGGTCACCTTGGCTTCTGTCCCATCAGGATACTTACCC